CTGTTACATATCAGGACAGTGATGGAACACTAGACTTTTCTTCTACAGCACCACCCCTGACAGAAGAGGCAGTTGAAGACATTGTTGGAGGTATGCTTACAGGTAATACCGAAACCGATATAACTGTTACATATCAGGACGATGATGGAACACTAGATTTTGCAGTTGAGGTTGCGGATTTAAATTCTTATGCTTATTCATCAGTTGATATGACTAATAAATCTTTTAAGGATAAAGTAGAAGCCTCAACTCTCGTTATCCCAGGCAACTACCAATTATCAAATACCGCTGCTGGGCAAAATACGGCCTCCCTCACAGTTTCTGGAGATGCTATTGTTGATACAGATTTATATGTGAGCGGTGATCTTATTACTCGTGGGGGCATAATTGCGGGTACGGTAAAAATAAATGAGGGGGGCGATGGGGATATAGATGTAGGGGATATAAATGGAACACATGTTGTTGTAACAGGAGAATTGCATTTAAGTGGACCCACTGTAAATCGTGGTGGAAGAGTAAGGGATGCCTATACAGGAGCCTTATTCCAGGCTTCTAATGTTGGTTTGACCATTACAAGTACAACGGAAGTGAGTGCTACTTGGGCTGAGACCACCCATAAAGACACTGCTGTTTACACGCATACGGATACAGAAGAAGAGGTAACAATTTTGAGAGCGGGTACTTATAGAGTCAATTTAAATACTCTTTGGAGAAAAAATAGTACTGCTACTGGTCCTGATTATGTTTATACTCAATTGAAGATTAATGATACTGCTTTTAATCCTTATAAAATATATGCCACTTTTGATATTGCTGGGGGCGGGGTTAATAATGACTATAGTTCAAAATCTGCCTCTTGGATTGTAGATTTTGCTGCTAATGATGTAGTGGCTATTGACGCAAAAATGGCTGCGGGTACGGGTAGTTATGTTTTAGTTGATGCTGGTACTAGTTGGAATATGGAGAAACTATCCTAGATACTATTATGGCAACTCCAGAAAAAGAAAACGGCTGGGATGAGTGGTCAAAGCATGTTCTAGCAGAGTTAGAACGACAGAATACTAATATTGAAAAACTATTCAGTTCGACTACTCAATGTCGTTTAGAGATAGCCAAGCTTCAGGTGAAATCATCTGTATGGGGTGGTATTGCTGGCGCGGTAACGGCTCTTGCTGCTATCTTTTGGAATAAACTAGTCTAGCATATGGCCTTGTTTTAGTATTCTGATTAATCTCCAAGTATAAGATTGTTTTAGATTTTCTAACTCTAGTACCATATTTTCTAGTGACCTTAGACCTTTCTCGTCAATATTTTTTTGTTCAATAAAAGAAGATAAACTACCTTTAATAGTTCTTAATTTTTCTATATCCCCTTGGTCTAAAACTCCTAGCTTCTTTTGTAACTCTTCTAGTTTTTTCATAATATTTCTACCTCGTGTCCTTCTGACAAATAGTGATTTTTTCTTAATTGAGAGTGCTTTTTTAAGTACTTTACATTGTCCATAAAATCATAGATATATACCCTATCTTTAGATTCGTGCCTTCTTAAAGCACGGCCCAATGCCTGTAATGTGGCTATCTCTGATTTTAGCCCACGGGCATTTATAAAGTGAGTCAGCTCTTCTATATTAACCCCAGTCTGTAGAACCTTAGTTCCAATTAATATAGTTGATTCTTTTGCTTTAAGAAACTTAGATATGGTTTCATATCTAGAAGTTATCTCATCATCCCCCCATAGTCTAAACGACCCTTCTAATGCTTTGTGTAATTTTTCAGCATGTTTTAGATTCTTTACGAGAATTAGGATCCTAGCCCTCTTATTTTTTTGTTTTATAAAAGAAATAATATCATAGATTTTTTTATTTCTCTCTTCATTTTCTATAATAAAAGTTTCATAAATTTCAGTGTAACTTAGGTTTTCATCAGATCCAGACGCAGAAGGGAGTCTAATTAGTTGTATCAGGGGTTTAGTTAACTTACCCTCTTCTATAAGATCGTGTGTTGAGGTCTCCTTCCAGATGTCCCCAAATGCCCCTATGAGATTTAGTTGAGGTATTCCTTCCGAAGAGGGAGGTGTCGCTGTAAACCCAATTCTATACTGGGCTTTGGGAAATGAGTTTATAGCAGCTAAAGTTACTTTTCCATTAGCAAACTCATGGGCTTCATCTACAAGAAGAACCTCTGTATCCTCTAGGTGAGTATCTAATATTTTGTCTATACTTTGGACGGTACACAACATTATATCCCCGTAAATATAGCCTTCTCCAAAGCATAATCCTACATTCTCTATCCCACATTTTTTTGTAAGGAAATCATAAGTTTGTGTTAGAAGTTGTTTTGCATTAAATAGAATAACCATCTTTCTTCCATGTAATGCTTTAACTATGCCAGCCATAATTAAGGTCTTACCAGAACCAGTAGGGGATTTTACTATACCTCTTCGATCAGTGAGAGCTTTATTGATAAAAGTTTCTTGGAAAGGGTAGTAATCAAAAGCTTGAATCTTCTGTATCTCTGGTGAGGAAGGTAATTCTGGATTGAGGACTATTTCTGGTGAGCACTCAATTTTTGCTAAATCTTTTAAGATTTTGTTCAGTAGTCCCGTTTTGAAGACCCCAGTTTTTGAGATAAACCTCTGCTTTCCATCCCATCTGCGTTGCCTGTAGGCTGTGGAAAATTCGTATCCTGGGACATTGAATGTATATAACTTTACCAATTCCCTTAATAGCTGGGGATTATCGGTACAAATTTTTGTTTTAATTGTGCCTACTTCAATCCTCATCACTACTATTATAGTTTATCTAGGAGAAATTTTATGGAAAATATACCTATTCCAGAGGCTGGTCAAGCTAACGATAGTGATATCCTGGGGAGGATCTTAGAGAATTTACCCCCAGAAACTGTAGTTGAAATTGATTTGCCTTCTAGGAATAAATTTTATTCGTTAGAGGATCCCACAAAACCCGTTACTATGAGGCCCATGAATTTTGAAGATGAGAAAGTTCTTGCTTCTCATATAGAAATGGGAGGGAACACTAACCCAGTTGGGCTTCTTTTGGGAAGATGTCTTTCTAATTTAAAGGCCTCTAACCTACTTTTGATGGACAAGATTTATTTAGTAATGAAGTTGCGGGAGATTTCCTACGGTGAGGAGTTTCAAGCATCTATAACCTGCAAAGCTTGCCATAAAGATACTGATGTTACTTTTGATTTAACACAACTACCAGTAAATTATGTTTCTGAAGACTTTACTCTACCCATGTCTATTATGCTTCCTGTTCTTAAGAAGGAAGTAAAAGTTTTGATGCCTACGACAGAAGATGAAGATCTTTTGGTAGACACTAGTAGGGCTATGAAAAAGCTTTGGAAATTTGTAGCTGAAGTTGATGGATGCTCAAATAAAGCTATCATCTCGGAAGTAATTAATAAACTACCCTTAAGGGATGTTCATACTATAATTGATGCTATAGCATCACAGGAGTACGGAGTTCAAACAGAAGTCCAGTTTCAGTGTTTACATTGTAAAGAAAACACTTTAATGGACCTCCCTATAACTCCTGATTTTTTTACCGTGAGCTAGAATCTAACTTAACTTTAGATTCTATCTTGCTTGAAGCCTATATACTGGTACATAGGATTGGTTTTACCTATCACGATGTCAAGTCTTTCACAAGGGCAGAAAGGTTGATATTCTTAAAGTACTATGAACAAGAAAGACAGAGAGAGAATGACGCTCTAAGAGGTTTTTAAATAATTATGACAAAGATTGGAAGTTATGACGCTGTTGATAGGCATAATAGGCCTAATGTTTCTCAAAGAGTTGCGTTAAGGGCTTTCTTTTTAAATGACGGGGTATACCAAGATCCAGTAGACATTAGTGGCGTTACTCTCTTTGCTACAGCAGCCAATATATCTCCAAGTTCCGTTGTAGATGCCAGTACAGGTTTGCTTAAGAGTGGGTTAAGCAAAGATTTGGTTCGTATGCACTTCGCTAGCTCTGTGGATGCTACAGCCTATGTCCCAGATAACGAGGCCAGCGGAATTTATAAGCTTGGAACTGGGAAATACGCGGTAATACTTGATGGAAGTAAAAGCCTTAGCGGAATGTATACTTTACACGGTTCGGGTGTAGAAGTAGCAAATACAGCAAGTAGCCTTGGCGAATATATTGATATTTGGACTGTAAAGCTTCTTGAGGGTTCTGACTATAAATCAGTAATTAACGCTTTCAATCTTTATGCAGATACCTTCTTTACTATAACACAGCCTCTTATGGTACAAACTACCAACAGGCTGACAACTAAGAAGCTTGTGTCTGGTTCAAAAAGAGATTTGAAATTTAGTACAGAAGTGAGTGTAGAAAATAAAGATATAGATGATTCTATAATAAATATTTTTAAAGACTCAGCTATAACCAGTGCTATGGTTCAAATTGTAAAGGTTAACGATAACAGTGATAACCTCCCAGGGATGTACGAAGTCTCTGGTTATTCAGATACTTCACCCCTAGTTGATGTAACCTCAGATAATACAATTATCTGCCCCTTCAACGCTGATATTCAAACCTTAAGTAGCGATACTGTTAAGGCTAATATTGGAGGGACTATGGCTGGTGCATGGGCTGCGAGAGTTAAGTATAATCTTGTGGGGGATACGATTGTAACCCCCTGGCAGCATTTCATAGTTTCTTAAATTCAACATCCATTCTATAATCGTAATCATATTTTTGAATATTGTTGAGATGTTTCTTTAGATCATAGCCCTTGATGTGGGCCTCGTTCCAATCTTTTACATCCTCAGGAGGATGAAGAATATAGAATTCAGACATCATCTTTGCTTTCCGTAGTTTATCGGAACTCTTTATTCCTCTATACCCTGCCTCATCATTGTCATACCCTAGAATTATTTTTCCTGGGAAATACTTTAAGAGGTCAAGTTGAATTTCAGATAGGTGTGATCCTAATGTACAGGTGGCATTTATACCTTGTATTTGTAAAGATATTGCGTCTAACGGACCTTCGCATATAACTAGATGGTCTGCACATTCATCGAAAGGGTATAAAATTGTTGAAGGTCTAACTCCTTTATCAGAAGATGGGTTTAAGTATTTAGGAGTTCTATTAACATCTAGTGCTCTTGCTTGAAAATAGAACAAACACTTATTCTTCTTAAAAGGAATTATAATTCTACCTGCGTACTTCCCATCTAAGCAAATATAATATTGATCAGGTCTGGGATTTTCTAAATCAAAAAGTTTTCTTTCAAAAAGAAATAGCCAAGAATTTCTCACCGCTTCCTCTTCGCTGTCGCAGGATTCTGGCCCTATAGGAAGTAAGGAGAATTCATTTAAATCAGACTCTATTGTTACTTCTTCAATTAATTCTTTTTGTGTAGCTTCTTGGGGTATATCTTCTTCTAAATGGAAAGTCTTAAATAGTAATTCTGCTTTCGCTTGTCTATAGGGTAGATTTTCTACTATAGAATAAAATTTAGTGAAGTTACCCGATTCCCCAGATTTGAAATCCTGCCAAAGCCCCGTGTCCAGATTAATACTAAGATGCAGCTTCCAGTCGTTGTCTACAAATAGCGACGGCATTATGAACTCGCGTCCGTTGCTAGAAATTTTCCCAGTATCCCCGAATTTCTCGGAGATGTAGTCTCTAATATACTTGGGAGTGCTCACTCTCTATAATAGAGCAGAGGTTAAAAAATAATGTTCATAAATACGATATCTGAGTCGAAATATTCAACTTTTAAGCAGTGTAAGCTTAAGTACCGATACAAATATATTGATTACCTTAAAGAGGACGAGGGTCTTACAACTGATCCTTTGCACTTTGGTTCGTATATACATAAGATTTTGGAAGAGGGGGTTGAAGCTACAACCTACCAAGAACTAGAAGACTTAGCTAAAGAGTTTAAGCCTAATTATAAGTTTAACAATACCTATACTCCAAAAATTGATCTTTGCTTAAAAAACTTTTTGAGGTTTAATGCCTCTTTAGAAGAAACAGTAGCTACTGAATTAGTCTATAAAATTGATGTTAGAGATGATATTAGTTTGAATGGTATTATTGATAGAGTAATTAAAGGCAGTGATGACGGATATCTAATCATTGATTATAAGACCTCTAAACGGGAAAAAACAAAAGTTGAGCTTTATCAGGATACCCAGATGAAGGGCTATTGCTACGCCATACACAAGTTATACAATGTTCCTATTGATAAGATAGTTATAGCACATTATTATCCCATAACCGATAACTTGGTAACTTGCAGGTATAGTACAGTACAAATCCACAATTATATAAAAACTATTGTGGACGAAGTTTGGCGTATAAGAAAACTAAAGAAGACTGATTTCTGTGCCTCTGAAAACAAGTTTTGTAACTGGTGTAGTTACAAGCAGCTATGCCCGATATTTAACGACCCCCATACCGTAAACTCCCGCTTGGATGAGAGAGCTAAGAAACCTAAGAGATAATTAAAGTTTATCTTTTGAGAGCTTCCCCAGAATAAGTGGGTAGTAAAGCTCTATGTCAATAGTCTTAAAGAAGTTTAGAACAACTTCTGGGGCGTACTTACCTTTCTTGGTAAGGTAGTTATAAAGGGTGTCCGCCTTTATAGGCTTCTGAGAATTCAGTGAAGCCAAAAGCTTTAATTGGAAAAGCTTAATAAATCTTTCTGAGTACTTGTGCCTCCATTTCTCAACGAAGGCATTACTCAAGGTACTGTCCAATAAATCTATAAAATCAATTATCTCTATATCTAAATTATGATACATCTAGTTTAGTAAATATAAGAGGCGGGGATACCTCAATACCCTATTATAATGTAGAATGGCAAAATTTTCATTACAAAGTACACAGTTTTTTGATTATTTCAATATGACTGCTAAGAATATGACACCCACTCCTGTAGGGTCTGGTACGGCTTCCCCTGGGGATGTATTCTTTTTTACATATAATGGAGTTGAGCGCATAGTTATAGTGGTAAAATGCAAGCGAGGACCCGGCGTGTGGGTAGCAAGAACAACAAATAATATGATTCTATCTTGTTTTAATTTGACTGCTGGGGGGTCTCCAAGCGTAGAAACCCTTGAAATGATCCTAGGTATCCTATATAAGAATAGGAAAAAGTCTTCTTATAAGAGTAAAGATATTATGTTACCTGGGGGAGTGGTGGACAGTCTAAAGAGCCTTCTTGGGCAGGGAAATTATAGAACCTACTTAGTTAAGAAGATTTCCAGACCTAATAGATTATTAATAGAGAACCTCTAATGCCAGAAAACGAAAAAGCAGCAATAGGAAGACTTGGTAAACAAATTGGTAAGTTAGGTAATATCTTTACCAACTTAGTTGCTATAGTAGACCCTCTTCAATCTTTGGCAGAGGAAGCGGTTGTTCTAAATACAGCTTCCATTCGCATTAACACCTCTCTTAGTCAGAACCTAAAAACTGTAGAGACAACATTTAAAGACACGCCTCTGGGTATTGCCGCTGCATTAGAGGGGCAGGTAAACGCCATGCAAGTGGGTCTGAAGGGTAACACTGAGCAGACCAGTAAGCTGTTTACCCAAATGAAATTTACTGGGCAGAATGCTGGTGCTATGCTTGGTTCCATGCGGGAACTACAAATTGTCACTGGGATCTCAAATACCTCCAGAGAAAATCTTGTAAAAAGAACTATGGTTCTAAGTGAAACTTTCCATATTTCAACTGGTAATTTAATAAAAGCTTTAGGAGCTGTTAAGGAACAGCTAGCCACAGTCGGGGCTATTGCTGACGCTGCTGGAAGGACTGGCAGTGCTGCTTACGCTGAATCTGTTGAGACTCTGGCGGGTTTAGTGGGTCCTGGGTTTGAGAAGCACCTTGGGGCGGCTATGAAGATCTTTACCGATGGAACTGGTGAAGGATTATCTAGAGCCGTTCTCTTGGGTGTTGAGGGGTTCAGGGATTTAGAGACAACCATGAATATGGATTTGGCTACTCTAACCAACATGATTGGGATCTCAGCAGAAAGTATTAGAAATTTGGTTGGACCCATGACAGAGACGGGAGACGCTTTCGTAGGGTTGCGTATTGGTGAAGGAGTGTTCTCATCAAGAGGAATTGTTAGTATTCAAGCTTTACAGAGGGCATTAGAAAGTGTAGACATGGAGGCAGCGCTTGCCGCTGAACAATTTGGTGTGGCAACTGATAAATTTACAAACACTTTAGGGGCAGTTTGGGCGAGATTTGTAGAACCGTTTCAGAGGTTCTTTGTAGCCAATATAGATAACTTTACCAATTTAGTGACGAACCTGGGCAGAATATTAATACCCATAATGACTGGGATTATGGATATCGTTAGTGTTATTTCAAATTTCGTACTAGGTATTTTTGGCGGAGCCTTTGGTGGAATAGCTGATTTCCTTTTCGGAATAGATAAAAGCACTAAAGATACTGCTGATTCTACAAAAGTCCTGGCAGATAAAGTTTTGGAAGAGAAGCTAGAGAAGAACCAAATTACTGAATCTACTATAGCACTAACTTCGTTAATTGAGCATTTAACTTTAGGGGCGGGTACTGCTGCGGACCCAGCCTCCGATGAGCGCGTAGACATTAAGAATGAGGTTGCAAGAATGAGGCACGACTTAAGAATGACAGTTAAAGCTAGATTAAATACAGCAGGACTAAGTACACCATAATGGCAAAAATAGACTCACATAAGCACGCTAGTGATTATAGAAAGTTACCAGAAAGATCTTTCCTAAAATTTTACTATACTGAGTCTCCTGATATAGGTGGAGCTACAATAGTAACTCTTCCTTTCTCAGAGAATATTCAAGTAGTAGAAAGTAAGAAAGCAAGGTATACAACTTATAGCCCGTTCAACAGGTCTAGTGACATGTACGCATATACTGGGGCTGGGTCTAGGCAGCTAAAAATAACTTTTGCTATGTCTCTCCCTCATATATTAGATTTACACCCAGGACAGGGAGTGGCCGCAACTAAAGAGACTACGACTGAAGAAAAGAAAAAAGCGTTCGATACTCCACAGCCAACAAAAACAAAAAATCTAGGTACTGTTACTGCTTTTGCTGGGAGTCAGTTTCTAGATAATGAGTATAGAAATATGACAACTATAGGTCCTAAAGGGGCAACCTCAAGAACTAAAATTATTGATATTATTACTTATTGGATTAATATTATAAGAACTAGTGTGTCAAATAAAGCCACTGACCCTTCTTGGGGACCTCCTATTGTTAGGCTCACTCATGGTATACTATATCAGGATGTCCCCTGTATTGTTAAAAATTATAACATTCAGGTTGATGACAAGCAGGGGTACGATCAAAGTACCTTGTTGCCAAGAAGAATTCAAGTAATATTAAATATGGAAGAGGTACGAGTTGGGGATCTAGGAAAGTACTCCCCAGCATCCTTAGCGGGTGGTCCCTTCACACGGGACAACTTGGCTGGGTGGGAAGCCGTACTGGAACACGGTACAACTGATCCTTTGCCAATGATGGGAAATTCAGGCTCACAGGTTATAGCGGATATAGATGCCGAAACAGAGGTAGTGTCGGATTTCTTGGCAGCTACTAGCGGAGTCCCTCCTGTAGGATCTTTTGGAGGTTTTTAAACTAAAATGGCTAAAGTATCAGATAAGTCTAGATTTAAGGTAGGAGAAGTAAGACCCATACACAAAGAGGTGGCAACCCAAACTACCGTAGGAAGTGGGTATTATGAAAAACACCTTGCTAATATATCCCCTAGAAATTACAAGGTAGGATATGTCCCAGAGGGCTATGCTCATAGGCCAGATTTAATAGCTAATCTATTTTATGGTAGTCCTGCTTTTTGGTGGAAGATATTAGAAATAAATGGTATATCTGATCCTTTTGAAGGTCTAAACGCTGGAGACAGGATATTTCTTCCTAGAAATTAATGACTGCTTCCCCTATTTTTGTTCCTAATGTTCTTATAGGGACTGATGCCAATATTATTACTAATATCATGGGGGCTGGGGCTACAATTTCAGATTTAAGATCAAATCCAGCTTTGTGGTTGTTCCCTGGAGATGGGACCTCTAATCTGCTAAGTATGGAACATGATGTTTTAGGGGATAATGAATCCACCCGTATTACTTTAACTTTTATGGATCCTACCGAGGTTTTTGAGCACAGAATTGTAGATACAACTTTTACTGGGCAGATGGATAACACCTTTGGTTTTATGTGGAACCTCAGTAAGCTAGCGGGGAATGATTTAGCGGACGCTAACGCGGCGGGGGGAATTGGAGGTAAGGGTGATTGGGGAGGCTTACCTTCCGATATGGTGGCAGATCTTGAGAAAGAATACCCTCATACGGTTAAAACGGCAACATCGTTTGATATTGGTCCTGGGGGAAAGGCTGTGACTCAATATCAAAATAATGAAGTTACTTGGGGAGATGTAGAACCAAAGCTAAATAAGAAATTTGCTCAACATCTTCTTCAACAATTAATAAATGTAACTTATGGGGCAGAGGGGTTAGCTTCTTGGTTTGAAGGTAAAACAAGACAAGTTTCAAACAAACGACTAATTATCTCTTATGGATTGGGGCCAGACTTGGCTTCTTGGTCTGGTCCTTTTATATGTAAAATAATTGGAGCAGATTATAATTATACTGCTGACGGTGTTAGAACAATTAGTGTTACTCTTGTTCCTAATCTTGATATCCGTTTTAAAGTTCCTCTTGAAAGGTTAGGTTATGTAGGTTCTATTACAGGAGAATCACTACCTATTGCAGACAAAAAGAAAATTATCGACAACGATCAAGCTAACCCGTTCCTTACTACACTCCCTTCTCCTAAATCACAACAAAATTATCCAGTTCCGGGTGCGAATTTTTCCGCTAGAGATTTAAATATAATTTTTGGGGGTGTAATTAAAAATTATATAAGTGCTGCTCTTAGTGGTAAAAGGAATATTTTAGTATTCTTACCTGATATGAATAAAGTTTTTGGTACAGTATTAACGAAGGAAATTAGTGATCCAAGATATCAGAAGAGTGCTATTCCAAATTCAGGAGGAGGTACTTTTTACAGGCCTTTCAAATCAGCAATAGCTAGACTAGGTGAGCGTGGATCTAATTCAGTATTACGATTAGTAGCCCATAGCAAAGATGGAAAAGTATCCCGTAAAAATACTCATGAATGTTACCATGTTAAGGGAAATAAAAATGGTGATGACTTTTTAAAATTTGGCCCCGCTGGTAACGATAACGATGATAATTATAGACTATGGACTTTAGTTATGGATAATACGGGTTATGGTAATAATATGGAACCCATAGTAGACCTCTTTGCACAAATAAACGCACTAACCCCTGTAGATTTTGATTGGAAGTATTATGAAGAAATGAATGCGGATATTATAAAGATTTTATATGATGCAGGACTTATCCCTGATCCTGCTGAATCTGTGATTATTGTTGGTGATGATAAGATTATTAAAAATTTACTTTATCCAAGTGGGGCAGATCTTCAACTTAAGGGTAACGCCCCTGTTCTTCCTTCTTATGCGCCAATTCCCCCTGATGTTACTTTTCAAAAATGGGTTAGGTATAGAGAAAAATATAAAGAGTGGCGTATGAGTAAGGCTACTCATTATTATTCGCCATTAATTGGTGCAAACCCAGCTATTGATGAGTTTGCTGTGGATGCTTCTGGTCAAGATTTTGTGGAAGAGTTGGAGCCTAGTCTCGCTATAGCTATGCGAGATATGCCCGTGTTTAAATCTGGTGGGGTAGTCCCGAATATTCTATCTTTGAAGTTAACTACAGATAATCAATACTTTGCTGCCTTGCAGTCGGGTTGGAGCATGGCGGCGTATGCACATGTTCTTGCGGCAGGTGAACAGAAACTAACTGAAGGAGATACTATATACAAAAATCTAAATGAAATTATTACTAAAGTTAAAAACCTTCTTCCTGATCCAGAAGAAGTAGATGTTATAAATGCAGTTATTGAAAATGAGGGAGCAAATATGAAAGCTCCTACTAAAGAAATGATGGCTGAAACAATAATTAGATTATTCGAAAATTCAGGAAATATAGTACAAGGAAATACGGGGGACATATTACTCTCTAGAGAACATGAATTAGAGAATCCTATTGCTGCCTTTTTAGCCATCTATAAAAAGTGGTTTAATGCCGCAGTTAGATTGGAGATAGAGACTCTGCCTATGTTTCACCTTTCTGATACATTATGGTTAGGGAAACCTTGTTTGGTTCTAATTAATGAACCCGGTATAACGGGTACTCCGCCTCATGAGGCTTCTACCATGCGGAGATCTCTGGCTGGGGCATACACTATAATAGGTTTTAATCATATAATTTCAGATGACGAAGTTAAATCAAAATTTGTTCTTCGAAAAATTCCTGGCATGAAGGAGGAAGAATGGGGAGCACCAGAATTAGTTGGTAACACAACTGGAGAGAGTTGGCATCTTCCTGACTATATGCAGGAGGATATCGACCTGCTTGAGGACGCCGACATTGTTCAAGGAATGCAATAATGGGATCAAGAATAACAAATAATTACTTAGCGAGAGCTATTGTATCAACCAATAATATAGGTCAGCTACAGGATGGATCTTTTATTGCTGATATTATTGGGGGAGCAGAAGATGTTATGGTTACTTATGTCGCCGCTGCGTTCTCTCCAACTGCTGGGTGCATTATGATTCCAGAAGAGGGCCAGGAAGTTATTGTTGCTAATATTGATGGCGGCTGGTATTACCAGGGAACTGTAGTTTCGGACGCACCAGCAACACTTCCTAGTGAGCTTGATATTGATGCAGAAAAAGATCTTGCTCAGCCTCCGCATCAACTTATAAATTATGATACTGCGGGAAATCCTTGTACCGCTACTTTTTCTTATGATGGGGCAAGATTAGAATTATCAAGAGAGTCCACTTCAAACAGAGAGGATAGGTATGTTCTTCTTGAAAGTCCCACAAAAAAGAAACTTTTACTTTCTGATAATACTTGGTTCGATAGTATTATTTTGGAAAACGAACATGGTGACGGACTTACCATAACATCAAATAACGATTTTAAAGATTTAAATAGTCCCGTGAGGGGGGCAAAGTTAGAGTCTTGGGGTCCACTGAAGCTTAGGTCTGCTAGAGGAGAAATAGGGGTTCAAGTTAAAAATGGACAAGAATTAACCATTAGTAACTCCTCAAATGGGTTCTTTTCTAATGGCCCTCCTTATGGTAATGTTAATATAGAAAGCCAGTCACGGAATGTAAATATTCTTACTGGAGCTGATCCCCTTTTAGGTTTTACTGGAACAATTAACTTGTTCGCAATGGGTGCTGGGGGCGCTGTGCAGATTGATTGTGGTCTTGGAGGTATTACTATACATACAAAAGGTGCGCTTAATATTCAATCTGATCTGGGGAATATAGATATTGCGGCACTTGGGGGATCTATCAACATGTTTGCTACAGCAGGTATAAATATGCTTTCTCCTGCTGGGGTAAAGATAGACGGAGGATCGCTGGTGGGTATTGATGGAGCTATGATTCATTTAAATAATGGTATGGGTAAAAATGCGGGGGCTCTTCCCGCTATTGTTGTAGTTAACGAATATGGGCATCCTTATGCTCCATATCCCGTAGGAGAAAGCGCAACTCTTGCTGTCACATAGCTAAATAATTAAGAGATAACTATGGTAAATTTAGAAGATATTCTTATAACTGCTAGCCAAGACCCTGCGCAGGGAGCTATGGCTCTTGCTGGAAATACTTTTGGTATTCCAGATTGTGCTCTAGATTTAGCAAAAGATCTCTTATCATTACTTCCTACGGCAGCACTGGTTGGCTGGTTAGCAAGCTTAAATCAATTTATTGCAGGTATACATAATAAAATTATTACCTTTTTAAACAAAATCTTTGGGTCTATTGGTCTAAAGGTTATTGATACAGGGCATGGTTGGAAAATAATTATACCAGATAATTCCTTTCTTAAGTTAGATCCTCTTGGTATGTTTAGTATCTTCAGCCAAGTTATACAGACTTTTGATGCTATAACCCAAGCGGCAGGAGAAATATATGCTGGAGTAAAGGGCATAGAATCTCAGATAAAGGAGTTAGTGAGCTGTTATAACCAGCTTCTACAGGCTTGGGGGGCTATAGATAAACTACCAGACAAGGGGGGTATGTTTGGTTCTGATACTTGGGAATCTCAATTGGATCGGCTATTTAAGGATAGGCAGAGAGGATTTGATGCTAGGGACAGAGTTACGGAAATCTTGGACGAGAGGGCTGCTGACCCAAGTCTAGAGCCATGCTTTACTCAGGAAGCCGCTGTCTTCCTAAGTGCAACCCCAGAATTGTTTAACATATGTCCTATTGTTGAACCAGAAATAGAGTCTCCATTCAGATTTACTTTTGGCCCACCAAAAAGCAAGACAGGCCAATTTCTTTTAACTTCTGATGGTCTTTATTATGATTCTCAAATAGGAGGCTTAGATGATGTCAATGTCTACTTGGAGAGTAAAGAACTAAAGAGTAATCCTCACATTGGAGATATGTGGAAGTTTGAACATGACCCTAATGTTGGGGGTAGAGGGCAGCAAGTCTCTATGAAGCATATATCAGAGTATGTTAATACATTATTTGATCCTGATATAATTGATGATGGTGCTAAGATGGACGAGTACTATGTGGCAGACAACTTTATGGCTCAATTAGAAGGAGAAAGAAACCGAGAGGTTTATGATTTGTCCACAACATTACAAGCAGTTATTGAAACTGATGGTGCAGATTCTGCTATAGCAACGAACACTAAACAAGCTCTTTATGCCGAATTATCACGACATAATGATAAAATAAATAGGCGTATGAAGCAGATAGAAATTGCTGTAAAGATACCTCAATTATTTGATCCAGAAAATACTTTTGGTGCTTCGGCAATTATGGGAAATATTCCAGTAAATGATTTTTCTGTTTTAGGAAAAGTTAATATTGGAATAGCTCTAGAAAAACAGCAGACTTTAGTTTTTGCTGCTTCAGAGTTAGAAGGAATAATTAAACCTATAGAACCAATATTTGTAATATCACCAGATAAAACCCAGATTCCATCCATTGATCATTTAACGCTACCTACTGTAGGGGATGGAAGTATTATTTATTCACCTAGTAGTGTGGATGGAAGCTCTCAGCCTCATATTCTAAGTTTGAATACCAGAATTACTGACGATGGATTGCTAGCTACCTACGACTTCCTAGGTTCAGATGTTGTATCCCCCTCCTCTACTGAGTACTTTACTACTAATACTGCGTCATTAGGAAAGAATAATGCTAAACTTGTAGGACAAGCTCCCTTAGATGTATTCCCATCGGGTGTTGGCATCCCCTACTTTAGCGGAGTTTGTGATTTCCGTAACTCAGGTACTACCCCGTCTAATGTTGGCAGCTTCATGCGCCTACCAGACACAGAAGACTTTAGAAATCTAGCATATGGTCCTAGTGGCTTTACGGTAGAGACTTGGATTCATATGCCAAAGCTATCCGCCAGCGATACAGGCCATGATGGGTGGCCAGCCACAGCAAATACTTCTTCTTTACACAGGTTGATTTTATCTTGTGATAACACGGGAGGACCAGCTTCATCATTATGTGTTGATGCGCCAAATACAGACCCCTCCTCCATAGTTTCTGATTTTGGTGGAACTTTTACTAGAGGAATGGTTATGGGGTTCACAAGAGATAGGCAGATAGTCAGCTCTTTGCCGCAAACTAACGCTACTGGGGATAATGCAGAAGTGGCTTTCTTTATTGCTCCAACCCAGTCTATTAGTGCTAGTAACGCAGGTTTTGTACGAAGTGATTCTTGTGCTAGTGGAGGAGGGTGGCACAGCATGGTAGTTGATCCAATGAAGAAGGCAGGAGGAAAGCCTTTGAGTGATGTATCCTCCTCATTTATGTTATTGACTACCTCGTTTGATGTTCTGAATGATGAATTGCGAGTGTATCTCGACGGTAATTTATTGCAGAAAAACTCTCTAGCGGGGGTATTTGGGACCGACAGCCGCCAACCAATAAGGTTACCTACTTTTGCTAGAACAGATAGCTTTTTCTATGGAAAGTCTGATACGAATTGGGCGGTTAAAGCTCCTGCTTTAGCACAGGGACCTACCTTAAATGAAGGTCCAGGTTACATGTTCACTCCGTGGCTTGTTGGTGGAGGGTACACAGATGGATCTTATGATTATACTGGGAATAACTTCCTAAATAAGTATGGAGGAAAGCAAACGGGTTTGAAGGGTTATTTAGGAAGTATAAAGTTTTATAAAAAACCCCTAAATAATAGTGAGGCGTTAAAAAACTACAACGCTCAACAAGCATTCTTTAAGAATATTACAACATAATGGCTACTACAACAAAATACGGCACTACTCCAGCGCCAGAACTGTTACAAAACGCAATTACTCAGGAACAAAAATCCTTTGGATTTGGGTTTCCTATAGGAGAGGTTGTTGGAACTAAGGCCACTGGGTCTATGCTTAGGAGGGAGGCTGGTACAAAATTAATAAGAAATAATATAAAACAATTATTTGCAACTGTACCCGGTGAGAGAATTATGTTACCAAATTTTGGATTAGACTTAGGTCTTTTTCTTTTTGAACCACTAGATGAACAAACTTTTGAAAATATAAAGCTAAAAATTATAAGTGCTATAACTGCGTATGTTCCTCAAGTAAAAATCTTAAAGCTTTCTGTTTTTTCAGATCAGAATGTTAATGCCTACGGGGGTTCTGGGTTTAATATAAAATTGGTATTACAATTAAAGGAAGATATGAACAATATTTTCGATACTCAAATAGAGGTTAAGTAATGGTATTTTCAGCTACAGTAGGTTCAGATTTTGAAAAGTTAGTAAAGATAGGAGATAATAAGAAAACTTCTCTTATTGATTTTGCAGGTACAGATTTTCTAGATATACGAACCTCGCTTATAAAGTATACTAAAGCTGTATACCCTCTTGATTATCACAACTTTTCAGAATCGGATATGGGTATGATGCTTATTGAACTTGTCTCTTATATGGGGGCGGTTCTTTCTCATAAAGCAGATCACTTGGCACACGAAAACTATTTGCAGACGGCTAGAAATAGAAATAATATCAGAAAATTACTAGCCTTAGTCGGTGTTCGTATAAAAGGACCAATATCTGCTGTAGCCGATGCATCTTTAGAGTTTAAGAGGTCTCCAACTTTTGGGGCTGGGGGCAATGTAACTGTAACAATAGCCCCATCAGCTAGAGTTATTACAGTAAACTCTCCTGAGGATTCAGGACCACTAAACTTTACTTTATATAAAGTGGTTAATGGAGCGTTAGAGGATTCTAACAATACAGGGAATATTACTTTATTATCTACTGATGCAGATAATCCATCAGTAGCCACAACTGCAAGTTCTGTTTATACCAATTTAGCCATGCTTGAAGGAAGCTTGGTAACAATGGAGGGTAATTTTAACAACACAGAACAGGCGCAGAGACTTTCCTTAGCCGAAGGCCCAGTCGTAGAAAGAAGTACTCAGGTGTATGTCTCTTCTGTGGACGCTACTACCTCAGGAGTTTATACTGAAGTAGATAATATCTTTTTTGCTTCAGGAGAAACTGATAAGATTTATCAGGTAGTTTATGATGACGATTTTAATGCATCTATCTTGTTTGGTGATGGCATCGCTGGGGCGGCTCCCCCGTTAAACTCAACCTACTTTATAACTTATAGAACAGGGGGAGGCAGACGGGGAAATATTCCTGTAAACTTTATTAGTACTGATATAACTGCTACAGATGGTGCTGATTTAGCAGGGACACTTACTAACTCTACTTTGGCTACGGGAGGTTCTGAAGCAGAAAGTGTAGAACATGCTAAGAAGTATGCCCCTCTCACTTTTAGAAGCCAGGATCGGTTGGTTACTCTATATGACTACACCGCCTTTGCTAATACTTATGTAAGTCCTTTGGGTGCTGCTGCTAAAGCCAAAGCAGTCACTCGTAAGGCTTTTAGTTCTGCTAATGTAATTGATATCTATGTTTTAGAGAAAGCTTCTGAGAGCCAACTAAAAAGAGCTACTAGTGCATTCAAGAAAAGTTTATTACAATCTATAGATGTAAAGAAAATGGCGACTGATGAAATTGTTATTGTAGATGGTCTTATTAGGACATTAGATTTGGTTGTAACAGCAAAGTTAGATAAGCATAATAAAGCAAGAGAAGAAGTTATAAAACTTAGAATTCGGGATAAGATTATTGATTTCTTTAATGTAGATAATTTTAATTTTGGTAAAGATTTATCTTTAGCTGATTTGAATAGGGCAATCTTTGAGCTTCAAGAAGTTCGATTTTCTTCTATAGATAATTTAGCTAAGGATGTGAGTATTGATTTTAATGAAATTATTCAATTGAATAACCTCGCTATAAATATTGAATTTGTTTAAAAATGGCTGACAAAAAGCATACTACTAATCCAAACATTCTTGGGCCAACAACGCGAAATTATTATCGTAGAAATTATGATGATGCTTTGGAGCTTATAACTCCAAATACTTATTTAGATGAAGATCTATCTCTAAGTAGTACAAGAATAAATATATTTGCTGATCTTACAAATAGACATATAACAATAGCAAAGGAATTTGGTGGAGCTTTAAGTGGGTTCTCTCCATCAGCTCTACCTGGGTCAACCTACTTTTCTGCTCTTAATTTTTCAAGCTTTTCTGGTATTGCAAGATATTTTGATAAAACAAATCGTGCTACTGAAATTACTCCTTTTGATTTTGAGCAAAATATCCTCAGAAAAATGGGAAAGAAGTTTTCAGACTTTGAAACAAGTGCGGAATTCCAACACTATGTTTCTGGAACTTTACTACCAAAAACAGTACTAAACTATCCAGCAACTTCTGCCGAAAGTGGTCTTCAACTAAGTGGAAATATTAATAATATTCCAGCGGCCTTGGATCTCGGTAACCCTGCTAGCGGAGCGCATGAACATCTTATAAAGCACTTGTCTTGGTTTTACTTCTTAAATACTAGTGCACTAACTACAACAGATTACCAGCCATCAGCTTATGTAACCAGTGCTTTTGTAGACAAGTTATACAGAGGAAAATCTCTTTATATAAACGATGCTATGAAGGGCTTAACCGAGTTTCTATGGAGAAACTACACGACAAGTAGCTCTTCCTTTGCAGGAGAACTTGCTGGAAACTCTTTCGCAGATTTAGGACTTCTTCCCCCAGCATATGTGTCCTCTGTAGATTGCTCTACTACTGACACAAGTGGGCATCAACAATTAGAAAAACTGAAAACATTAATTGATATACTTTATGCTCCTGATGAATTTAGTTTTCAAGATACTCTTGTTAAAGATGCATTTAATTCCTATGTTTCAACTAGCGCAACATTAACAACTGAGGAGTCGGCGGGTCCATTTAGAAGTTTACTAAAAGCCTTGGGATTTTCTTTTGCAGATTTCGCTGCTGAAGCGGATAAGTTATCCTTACTATACGATATTGATGATTGTCCAGCAGATTACCTCCAGTCAATTGCAGATATCATCGGTTGGAACTTTTTTGGTCATGATACTTCTAGACAACGATTGCAGCTAACTAACGCAGTTGATGTCTATAAGAGAACAGGTACAAAACAAGCTATACAGTTAGCGGTTGATTCTACTTTTGCATCTGGAGTTCACGATATATCTTCCAATATTACGGAGATGTGGGAATCTTATGTCCCTCATCTTTTGATGTATGCACTTGCTACGGAAAGTCCCTTATTTGAATCTCTTAATTCTTGGACACCAGCAATTGCTGAAAGCATTGGAGTGCAAGGATATAACTCCTCTAGTATTGAGGGAAACTTGCGACTTGCTGTAGACTACATCATTCTCACCTTAGTAGAAAAATTTCCAGATAAGTTTCCTTTGGGTAAACAATCTTTAACTGAGTTTATTGAAGAAAAAGAATTAGTTTTTAATTATAGGGAAAGACTATACCCTATTCCTCCTTTTGAAGAATATTTGTATTATAAACACGCTTCAATTAGTGAACCCATGTTGGAGGAAATTAATAATATACTGACATGTTCCTTTGCGGTTGGTGAAACTTTTTCTACACAAGTTACAAATTATATAAAAGAAAATACAATAACCAAAGCAGATACTTTGAATAATATCGGTAATGGGTGGTTTATGTTAACCACCGCTGCTAAGTACCCACCTAATGAAAAAGATATTCTACAAATTCTAGGTAATGAAGCTAATACAAAGAAATTTGAATTAAGAGATAAGTATATAAGTCTTTGGAGTGGAAAATCTTCTACTATTAAAATTACTTTTCAGTCCACGGGCTTTGCTTGGGATAAGGTAAACCTTGATCCTGATAGCCCACAAGTTCTTTATCAAGTGGCTCGTGTAGCGGAACAATTTCTCCCAGCACACACCTTGGCGGATATATTACTTGAGATATCTGATTCGGAATACTTCTTGGATAAAGAAGGACATTACGCTCATGATCTCTCTGCCAGTAAGATGATTATTGGCTTTAAGAAATCAGATTACTTTGATGGATCTGCTGATTCTTATGCTTCTGGTGGAGCGTTAGCTAGAGCAAGTTTTTCTGGCGTTGATATGTCTGCTGGAAATAGAACCTTCAGGAGGGATGAGGTTGACGGCACAAACTTCTGTAATAGGTCTGCTAGCGGAGGAGGGTTGCAAGATACGCTCATCACTAACGATCAGCTGGCTTGGTCATCAAATATTGCTTCTCCTCCTGGGAGGAGTGCTTGGAGAAGGAGAGATTTAGGAAACTTATTTGAAACAAACGGGTACTATGACAGGACTGGGTTTAATATGCCTATTGGATTTGAGGCTTCAACTCTTGAGTATTCTTTATCTAGCCAACAATCGGAAGGTCCAAAAGCTCCCTACTCATTAGGGTTCCTTCCTTTAGGATATATTCCTTCCGCAGGAAAATTTGAGACGGTATATGATGACAGGTGTATAGACAATCTAAATCTTGTTTATCGTTCATGTGAAACTCTAGATTCTCAAAACACTTTTTCTGGTGTAGATGTTAGTAATACTTTCCCCTGTAGGGGGTTGAGTAGTATTACAGCTTCTGAAGTTTTCTCCGCTCTAGGACAAGTTACTAGGATTGGTGGCGCTGCAAATTCTTATGTTGATAGAAGTGATCTTTCTGATTCTGTAGCTTTAATGCATAGAATTAATGAGAGAATGAAACTATCTGAAGCCGAAGCATATATTTCTTCTTTGAAAGTTGTTGGTAGTGTAAATTATAACGCCCTTATAACTTCTGCAAACTGGTGGGATGCGGCTAAGTCTACGGCAAACTATTTAACCAATGGGGATAAGCGATTTCATACAAATGCTGTCTATGCTGACTCAGATCCTAAGTGGGATTCAGTATTCAAAAATGTAGAATCTTCTGCTCCTTATTTTGTTATGGGAGCAACCTTAGAATCCAATTTAAGAACTAGATCTTGGACAGGATTTACTTGGGGTAAACGCCTTCACAAACTATACAAGGTTTATACAAATGATTTGCACCGACATAGTATAGCTCCAAGTGCTGTCACCGCTGACGGTAGGCATATTATATCACATACCTATGGTCCGCTATTGCATAACGCTACCTTTGATAAGGACGGTTCTGCTGTAGCATTTGTTCCATTAGTTCCTCTTATTGCGTCCTCCTTTGCCGCATCTGATACCAGCACCCTAACTTTAAGAAATGTATTTAGTGGTGAACCTTTGGCTTACCTAGGGTCAGAAGGGACTTTTGATGCTTCTGTTTATGGATCAAGAGTAACAAACTCAATTAGTGATTTAACTTTATCTGCTGGGGCTGGTGGAGCAAGTTCTTATGAATTTAGAAACCCCCATATTTTGAGTGGGGTAGATCTGGTAATGACCTCTGGACTTGCTCCTAATGTTGGGGATGTACAAAATAGCTTCACTGTTTATGGTATTTCTTCAGTTAATTCATCAAGCGTAAAAGATGAAACATTCTTGCATAATAGGGTTATCAAGTGCAAGGCGCATCAAGGTAAGGGATTCCCAAGAATAGTTTTTAACTTAAAGAAATTCTCCGAGATAGATAAGCCTAATCTGTTAATTCCAGAACATGATTTTGTTGCTAAGGTTCGCTTCGCTGCTGGAGAAGAGACTGGAAACAAGCAAGGTGAGGCTAAAGTAGGGATGTTTATTCATACCGTTCCAGAAGGTAAAGATAATAAACTATGGATTTTCAAACCTGGGAGGCCAGAAGGAGAGGCTCAAGGCAAACATTGGAATGAGTCTGGAGAATGGATCCTTCTCGATGCTAGTGCGGTAACCAAGAATGATGTTATTGAAAAGTATTCTCATATAGGCACAGCTACCTATAGCCCCAGCGATATAACTTGTATAGATCAATTTAGTACTGATGTCTCTGGTGATAAAGAGTTTAATGCTGCTTCAATTAATAAAACTACAGAAGAGAGTTTCTTTGAATTAGAAGTTCCTTTTAATACTAGAAATAATAGAATAACTGTACCTCACTCTTACTATTCAAGTAAGAAACATTATTCCTTTATTCCTGAAGCGTCTGCTGTAGATCTTAGATCTTGGGATCTTAGCGCAGCAGTTACATTATCTGGTACTGAACACCCTCCTCAGTTATTAGGTCCAAACAATGCTCGTTTTTCTGATACTAGTGGGTGTGCAGGGGTGGGAGATGTTTTCAAGGTACAGGATGAAGCTATTTTGCTTAAGAATGCTAATATTGGATGTAACGGTATCCCCATTCCTACAAATACTGAGTACTACACAGGGTCAATATTTCTTCGTCCTGGGGAAGTGTCTGCTGTGACAGATGGAGCACACTTAAGTCTACTTCAGTTGGCTATAGGAGATAATATTACAAACGCTCTTATAAATTGGGAGGGGGGTGTAAATACTCCTCAGGTCACAACAACAGGAAATGTGGGTCCTGGGGAACACCTTTTCAAATTTGAAAAAGTAGCCGCTCCTGCTACAGATAGTTCCTTGGGGACAGCTGATGTCAGTGGGTGGTACAGAGTAGCCGTATCGTTGTTAAATCAGCACGGTGGTTCGAAGATTAGTATGAATTTATGGCCAGCATACAGTTTAGCTCCAGACACAAATAATAACAAAGGCTCGGTATTAGCTTGGGGGCCAAAACTTGAAGTAGGTAAGGTTGATGCTAGTGGCGATGGATCTAGGGGTTCTGGATTCTTTCCCGCAGTCCATCATGATATAAATGATATAGATTCTCTTCCAACTGAGTATCCTGCTCAGGATGCTCAAATGGTACATAGAAAAGATCAGAAGTATGTGATAGAAGTTTTCCAACTTCCAACATTTAATAAAGGACAATTTACAGTAATAGATACTGTATCCATTCAAGACTTAACTTTGTATGATTGGGCCACAGTTAGAAATAATACTCCTTGGACTCCATTAGATCTTCTTAATTCACATGCTATGGAAGATAATTATTGTGATCAGGTACAAACAAAACTTTGGAAACCAGAACTATTGGACTTGCTTAGACACTTTAATAGTTTACAGGAAGGAAAATCCAGCAGGAATGCTGTAGTTACTTCTGCTATATATGAGCTTAGTGGGGGTACTAGATTGAATTATCGTGAACATCCTAATTGGGGAGCCTCAGGAATTACAGCCTCAAGTGTCGGCATGACGCATACAAAGTATAATAACTATACACTAATCGAGGTAGAAAACTAATGAGAGGCGAAGTAGAAATATATTCAGATTTTGGCAATGATCAACAGAAGTTAGTTCACAAAGAACATAACCTTCTTGTTGATGGTGCTGGAAGTTTGATTGTGGATATGCTTACAACCTCTCCTAGTTTGTCTGGGTTGGGAACAATTGCTGGTGTAGATTACACAGCAATGCTTGATACCTCTAACTTTACTGTGAATGCAATTTCTTTCGGTAAGGGTGCTGGTGAATATCAAGGTAACGCACATACTTTTCTAGGACATAGTAGGGCTGTATCTGGGGATAAAAACCTACTGAGCTATTCAGATCAGTTTGATTATAGCGGGACTTATGGTTGGACTCACACTAACACTGATGCTTTTGCGATTCTTACAGATCAAACTACTGGTCCTTTGGATGGGGTATCAGCTGTTACAGAACTTGCTTATGATTTAAGTCCTTGGCATACTGATCCTGATTCCTCTGAATTAGGAAATGCTACTTTGCATCAACAGCTATCTCCAAATAATAATTATCTTGCTTCAGGTACTCCCTTGACTGCTTCTATTTATGTAAAAGCCGGACCCCTTACTTTAGATGATCAATTTTTTATTCTAGCATTAAAGTATAAAACTACTGCTGGAGGTAATCATAGTTCTACTTCGCACCAATTTAAGTGGACTAATAATGGATTTGCTGTTCCAACAAATTACACTGCTACTACAGCGACAAAGGGGGACAATGTTCATTTAGAGGACCTAAAAAATGGTTGGTGGAGAGTTGGCGTAACAAAGACTTGGCCTGGGCCAGCAATGGATGGGGTAGGAAATGTATCTGTTAATATTTACCCTGCTGGGTTTGTAGGTACTGACTCGCAGCCTAATTTGAATAATATAGGTTCAGTGTACCTATGGGGAGCACAATTGGAATATGGGGTACATATGACCTCTTATCAACGGACCCCTGGTAGATCCTATAATTCTAATAATAACGCTATTCTTGCTGCTAGTGGTCTATCTGATTCTAATTCTATTATCCGTGCTAAGGGAAGTTTGGCCTTATCTAGCTATATCCCATCAGGATCTCTTCCCTCCTTCCCAAGTCCTGAGGATCGTATGTTGGAAGAAGATACTAGAACTGCTGCGGAGATTGAGGCAGGGTTGTATCATGCTGTAGGACATAATCTAAATATGATTCCTTGGAGAGACTTAATTAGATCAAATTATGTATCAGTTAGTTCTTATAATAAATCTACTGGATCAGTTGTACGGGAGAGCACCCCAGTATCCTCTTTGGCCTATTTTATGGGGTGTTATCCAGCAGGATCAGGCACAGCAAATATGGAGCACACTGTTTCTGGTAGTAAGTGGAGTATTGTTACTAGTTTTGATGCAAGTTTTGTTAGTTCTACTTCAGAGAATCCAGATGTTCTCAAGGGAGCTAATGTCTCGGCCAATCAAATTGTAAGTGGTCATTATATAAGTGTATTCAATTCAGCTAGCTCTATGGACACAAGTGGCTTTGTTGGACAGGTATATGCTGTAGGAGGTAAAACTACGAGTAATACTCATTTAGCCCCAGGCACAGGCCAAGCGTGGCACGAATATACTTATAAAGGGTTAGTTGTTTCTTCTGATACTATCTACGCTCATGACACTAGAACAGCAGTGGCTAACGGAGGTACGGGGATAACTTATATGGTAACAATAGGTTCAGGAGATTTGGGATATAGTAATTTGTATGGAGGGATATATACTATGGGACTCTGGGGTATAGATAATAAAGCTACGCTTGCTGAAGGTTATACACCGCCTTATTCATTTAATGCCCTAAATAATCCTAGGAAATATAAACTATTTGCTAAAAAAACACTGAGTAAGAATTTAGCTCATATTCAGGACGATCTAGAGGCAAGTCCCTGGACAGGTTTGGGAGGAAAAGCTGGAGCTTTGAACTATAAAGACCTAACTATAATATGGAGACTGAAGTTTTAAATGAATTTTACAGAAGATAGAGAAATAACTGGACATCTCCAGATAGCTAAACACCATAAAGATGGTGCAGAAGAAATTGTTTTTGATGATCACAATGTGATTACATCAGGTATGGGTGTAGGTCTTAGCTACTTTTTCACTGGATCTGGTTCTGGAAAGATTACCGATTACCACTTTGACAGGTTTCAGGTAGGGGTCTCTGGGGCTATAGTTCAAGCGGCAGTGGATGCTGGGCAAGCGGGAATTCCACTAAGTGCTGTTTTTCAGCTTAGTGGTCCCTTGGAAAGAACCACCGATTATGGTGGAGCCGCGTCAAAACTGGTCTTAAGTACCAACAGTAAATTTGCAGGAACCCCTGCTGCAACGATACAGACGGGTAAAGTTTTTGCTTATATTCCCTTTAGTCATGTAACTAGAATAGGAGACAGATCTGTTCGTTGGACTATTGTTTTGGATGAGCAAGCTTGTATAAGTGGAAATATTGAATCTATTGGTGGAGTAAGTCAATTTTCATCAAAACCTATAAATGAGATTGGTTTATTTATGGGAAACCCAAGGGGACTTGCTACTGATACTTCTCTTTTGGTTGCATACAGAACTTTTAGCGATATAACAAAGACGGATGATTTTTCGTTAGTATTCAGATGGACAATTAATTTTTAAAATGCCTTTTCTTGCCACAGATCATTATACAGCCAGTTCCAATGTTAAGCTTCTTAACAGTTGGACGGATACAGTTGCCAAGTTTGATACAAGCTCCTTCTATAACTGGGAGCAGGATAACCTCCCCCTCTACGACCTAGAAGAGCGGACTTACCATATGTGGGAGAGAGCGGGGTATCCAACCTCCTCTGTTCCTGGCATGATTCTAGCCGTTTCTGGGGACGCTACAGCCTCGGCACTGCAATGCAATCCCAACTTGTTCACTACGGTTAGTGGAGCACTAAACGCTCTCCCAGACATACTGAGGTTCCCCGTTATTTTGGAGATTGGATCGTTCGGGGATCTTGGTCGTATAGAGATCAATAACTTGAAGTGCGAAGGTACAGGCTCCTTAGAAATCATTAATAGAAACTTTGGAAAGATACACGCAGCATCTTCAGTGGGTATTCTTACAGGAGGGGAGAATAGTGACAATGTTGTTTCAGTTTGTTCTCTAGATTTAAGTACTACCTTTAGAGATGCTTCTTGTGTAAGTCTTCAGGCTACAGTTCTCACACCCTGTGCTACTACTACTGTTATAGATTCTAGATTTATAGCAAATAATCGTTTGATTTGGCAAGTAGTTGGCGCTGATCCAACAACAGATACTAGAACTAGTAAATTAACTTGTGAACCTATAAGTAGAGCTTTGGTGGCGGCAGCCGAGGAGACTCCTAATGTGTTTTCGACAAGTGCAGTGGTTTACGATGATGGTGCTAATGATGCGACTATTGCTGTCTTAGATATTAGTGCTGTTAATCAAGGAACTCATAATCTTCTTCGTAGAAAAACTATTCCTACAAAGGACATTACTCCTAGTGCCACAGGAATGATATATGGAAATTACTTTAGAAAAATTAAAATTGAAAACTGTGATGGACCTATTTTTCTAAGGAATTGTATCGTTGATGGCAACTGGGCAGACACCGCTAGTCGAGCAAACCAAGCTACGGATATTGGCATTGAAATTAATAACTCAAATTATATTGTAGTTGAGAATTGTGCCGCAGAGCGCTGTGCTAAAGCAGGTATTCAATTTAATAATTCTAAAGTTGTTGTAACTAGGGGTCTTGTCGGTTATAGAAATTATGAATTGGTTTCTACTACTGGTAGAGACACCTCTTCTATGGCTGCTGGATTACGGGCAGTAAATAGTGAGATTACTCTAAGTGCTAATGCTACTCCACCTAAGGGATCGGATTACCCAGGAATAGGTGCTCATGTAGATTTCTTATTACACTTTACAAAGAATGATATTGGCGTAGACTTAGTAAATTCAATTATTACGGGCGGCGCTGGGAGAGCTATTACTGGGGAAACTGCTAGTGTATCTTCAACTTATTTCCAAGCTTCCCATAATGGCAGATCTGATAAGAGTCTTGTTCTAGAAAAGGTTGCTCCTTTCGGAGCTGGTATTAGAATGTTTAACTCTACCTTAGATCTGGATGGTAGAGTGGAGTGTTGGAGCAACAGCAGGGGAATTGATGCTACAAACTCACAGATTTTCTTTGACGAGGTTTCTTTGGACAACAATATGTATGAAGGATTACTTGCTAAAGGATCCCATATAACTTATAACAAGAGGAAGTTTGATACTGGAGATGGGGAGACTGTTATTGCGGGTGTTATAGATCAGTTTTCTTGCTCCGCAAACGGGCAGCATATAGTTCTCGACAATTCTGTTATGGAACCAGCCCAAGTTAGCTCTATGCCAACAAATTGCGGGAGAATGGGTTTTAATTTCTCTCATGGCAGAACAAGCCTAAGTAGTTTAATAAACCAACCTCGTTCCACAAAACCCTCAATTGAAGTTAAGAATGGTTCTAAAGCAACCTTTGTTCATGCTTTAATTAATACACTAAATGATACAGCTGTTGACAGCATAGGAGGTGATGGTGGTTTAGAACAGGGTCATGGAATCTTCGGTGCTGCAATAGCGGTAACGGATAATTCCCAAGCTTTGTTCCAAGGATCATTAGGGGGAGCTACTACAATCTGGGGTCCGAATACTCACGCTAATCAAAAGAAGACTACTGGTGTGTACGCTGGTAGAAACTCTTTGGTAGAATTTAATGGACCAACCATTATTGCTAGGTATGGTGTTGATGTTCTTGCTGAAGATCATAGCACTATGTCCTTTAAGCCTCCCACAGTCAACGGTGAAGTAGATGTTAGTAGTTGGAATCTGTATGATATGCAAAATCATACGGCTGTTGAATTACACGCATCAAGAGCTTGCTTGGTTGCTAATAAGAAATCAACAATCAACATGGAAAACTTGGGAGACTTCCACGCCAACTGGGGAGCCAGTGCTACTTCTGCTGTAGACTGGCGGCAAAGTGAGTCCTTTGATCTCAGCACCTTTGTCTCAGGAGGATCAATGCAGTTCTATCCTCTTCCAGAACTTGCTGCTTGTAATAATGAGCTTCATGGAACCCAAAGGAGGTGTGATACACAAAAAGGGAGTGAGGCTACCTTAAATGCTGCTAGATTAACACCCACTACAGTTACCTATGGTGCGTTAAATACTGAGAAACAAGTAGGGAAAGGAAAGGTTAATTGGTATTTGGAAGACCCTCAAAATTCTGCGGAAATAGCAAAAATAAGCCACGGAGGAATGTGTTTACGAGCAGTAAATGATAGCCAAGTTAATGTAAAGAATGTTCACTTCCCTGCTGGCTGGGATGCTAAGGAAGTGTCTGGTATAATTTATGATGCTAGTGCTCTCTGTAACCAGCTACGAATTTGGAATATTGCTGATACTTCTCGTTTGGATATGTCCTATATTTCTGTAAGTGGTTGCCACCCAAGGATGACTCAATATCATGGTCCTGGGGCTGCATGGGTATCTTCAAATGATCCTGCGGTTCCTATGACTCCTGCTGCTATGAAATTCCAGGCTATATGCTCTGGGGCACCCTCAGCCACCCCTGATACCCATGAGGTATGCATTTTGGATAGTTATGCTGGGGGAATTGGAACAGCTCCACAAGGTAATTTATGGCTGTCATCAACAAATGGAATGCATTATTCCACTCCTAATATAACTCTTCAATATGCCGACTCTCTAGGAAACCCTTTGATAACTAATACCTCCTTGACAGATATGGGAGTTTGTGGCATCCACGCCGCCTATACAGTTCCTCTAGGAACCGAAGATGGTGAGTTCAGGAATCAAGGCCCATTCAGACTATACTTTAGTGTAGATCCCCTGGCTAGGCAGCTTATGACATCTCCCAGCGGTCCTTATTGGACAGCCATTGGTTCTCTATCCTCAGCTTATCTTTGTTCCTCTGTTCGCGGGCCTGTAGAACAAATCTTTGCTCAAGGATATAACTTATCCTCTGAAGTATCTTCTATGGTATCTGGGACAGGGGGACACGCCGGGACAGATGGTTATTCTAATTCGTCATTAAACCCTCTATATTGGAGACCACAACTTGTAAAACGATTTAGGGCTGGGCAATCTACAGGATCTACTCTGTATAACACTTCTAGTGCCTTCCGATGGTATAACTGTGATGAGTTTGTAGAAGATGCATTTAATAGAGTCTTTCTAGATGAGTCTGCTGCATCCACTTTTGCGAACGCTTGGAACGGAAGTTTGGGAACTTCCAGGCGACCTAAGCTTGTTACAATTTATAGTACTGACACTGGGGTTGGAGGAAGAGACTTTGCTGGCTCAGGAGATGCGACGGGCTTTGGGATAGGATTTAAAAGTTCTAACGGTTTTGATTTAACTGTAGGAGAAAATTAACAGATGGCTGATTTTAAGTTTACTGATAGTCCCTTTAAATTTACCGATCCTATTCGGTATTTTAAGGCTAATGATCCCTACTATTGGGAAGTTGATAATATCCCACTGCAACAGTTGCAAGAAAACTGTAAGTGGTTGAAGGATCAAGTAAGTGAGAGTGCTGGAGATGCTGAAGGTGTAGGAATCACATCAGTAAAACGAGGTGACATTGATGAACTTCGCCCTTACGCCTTAGGTAATGATAGGACTATCAGAGTTCTCCCAGGAAGATATACGGCAAGAATTAATGATGCTTACGACCCAGAGCCTATGACATATCTAAGTCTTATTGCTTCTGGCTTAGGAGAAATTGATAAATTTAATATAATAACTGCTCAAGCTGGGCAAGGTACTGGAGATGTAACAAAGAATACATTACTTAATACCATATTAAATTCTTTTAAAACTAAGTTATCTACTACTGCTAAGAATATGAACGGACTGGTTGAAAGAGCCTTCACTTATCCTATGTTAACTGAGGATTCGGCTGGAAATTTTACTGGGACCGACTTACCTTCACTTGATTTTGTTATTGGAGATGGCCCCTTTCCTCTTAGTGAGGTAATGTTGTGGGTACAAAAACCTCTTGCACTAGGCGAAGCCAACACAGTGGAAGCTCCTACTTATGATTCTTACCACCAAGGTTTTGCAAAATTGAGCTTCTTAGAGAGCGCTTTTATTAAGCGATGGAAGGGTGTAGTTAGAACTGCCATTGTGGATGTTGCTGAAGAAATAAGTATTGATATTCCTAACTTTGATGAAAATGATTTTTTCTATCTCGATGACACAGGGACAAAGGTCGCAGTGCCAGCCACACAGAGAATTGATTTAGTATTTATCTATTCTAAGCCTGTTGATACTAGTGCTGTAACTACGGGAAGATATAGTGTAGGAGCACCTACAAAAATTAATAAGCCTGAATTAGGTATTGTTAAGGGTGCTGGCATTGGTGTTGATTTATTTGTACCAAACTCCTCTCCCTACCATGAAACCCTCAGCCCCCTGAATGCAGCAGACTCAGATGGAAATCCAATGATTCTTCCTCATGTAGGAGATGAAGTTAATCTAGACAACGGGTTTTCTGCTCTTAACATTCATGGATCTTTTCCAGCCCCAGATGATCTGTTAAACCAAGCACCTCTGCTTAGTGAAGAATTAGAGACTGGAGCATACCCATTGGTAGGTCAAACAATCTTGCCTGTAGCATATATTCTTGTTAAAAATGATGAAACTGTTATAGCAAAAGCAAATGTAATTGATATAAGACCTTTCTTTAGAACTACAGAATTAGCGTACAATGAGAGAGCGGGTATTGCTGCTGCTAACCCACAAATATCTTTTGCTAATCCAGTTGTTGGAAAAGCTCAATTAGATAAAGTTGAAAGTGCGTTAAAGGGTTATGTTGATACAGGTGTCGCTGGTGCTGAAGCGGCCCCATTCCCTACCGATCTTTCTAGGGTAGTTGGCGCAGGAATGGTGTTTGGAGGAATGAATTTTGGTGTTGAAGGTACTTTGGCTCAATTCGAATATTATATGGGTAATGCTGATAATGTTGAAGAGGCCTGGGCAAATATTTCAGACAAAAATCAGTATCCTGATACACCTGTTCCTATGGCTCCTGATTGGGATTTAGCAACTCATGCTAATTCCTTACCTGAAAAGGGTCTCCATGCCCTAGACCATATAAGTTTTATTTGGAATGATGGAGTCACAAATGATACTCCAGCAACTTCCGCTAATTATGGCGCAGGGAGCCAGCGGGGATTTGAACTTGGTTGTTATGGAAGTAAGTATCAAGCTGATGTTGGTGCGGCTGGTGGGCTAGGGTTTGTAAAGCAAAATGAATTAAATAACAATGGTAGACTTAGAGTGTTAGGGAACTCTAATCACCAAAATAAAACTTTAGGTAACCAGTTATTCTTTGTTCAAAAAACAATTGCGTTTAGTAGAGATTTAGTTCCGTGGATGTCTCATTATGATGTAAGTGTACAACTACATAATTGTATTCATCAATCTGATAGAGGATATGTACATGAGGGAGTAAATGAGAGATCTGGGGCTTGTGGAATTTGGATAGACAGAAAAAAAACTAATTTCACAATTTATGTTGCATGGGAAGCCGCTGGAGGACCTGGGGAATCTGGTGATGAAAAGAAGACTAGCCACGGATGGTGGAGTGGGGACCCAACAACTGATGCTAACAGAGATAAGCAGGAGGTCGCAGGATTCTGGGTATGCAACGCAGGTACTATTCATCACCCAATTGCTGCTGGACTTACTGGTGCTAATCAGCCAGCTAATCTCCTATACGAGGGAGAGCCTCTTGCTGGGGCTGCATATTACCCCACAGTTGCATTCCAAATTATTGGTCACCCTGTAGGAACCTACAGAGGAAATCTAAACGCACAGAATCCTGTCATTGAATTGAAGTAAGATGCCCTTCCAGCCTAACTTCTGCTTTCCTGATGCACCAAAGGGGGGTTTTGGTCAAGATGAGGATAACGAGCCAGACAACACTATAGGTGTTACTAAGGTTGGGAATAATTACTTAGATGATGAGGTTGTAGGCAAGTGGGAAGGCCGAGTAGATGATCCTGATGCACCTGGGCATCCTACACCAACAATCCCACCACCAGCCCCGCCCGACACGCCGCCAGCAGACGGCCCGACTGGACCAACAACCCCAGGCCCAGGGGGTCCTCCCATAGGAGGCGGAGGTGCTGGATGTTTTTGTGTTGATAGTTATGGTAACTGTCACGATGATAAGGCTGGAACCCTGCCAGAATCTTGGTGTAATGGTCTAGTATTCGATTTGCCCCCAGCATGCTGTAAAGCAGTTATTTCCTTTAATGGCACTCTTGTTGAGGATGCGGGGGATGCAGGGGGTACAACAGATGTTGGAATTATAGGAGGTCATGGTGGCAGGGGTGTGGCTTACTCTCCTTTGACCTTGGATGTATCTCAATATAAATCAGAAAAAACATGGGAAGAGTATAATTCTGGCTATAAACTTGTTAACCCATTATTTGATGAACAAACAACTCTTATATTTGCTAATAATCCAAAGAATAATTTAGTTTATAATAATTCTACTCTGTCTAGTTTACAAAGTGATTTCGTTACCCAAGACTTAAAGACTATTGCTCAAACAAAAACAAAAGTAGGTCCACATTTACCTGAGATAGGATTATTTGCCTCAGCAGTAAGCTCTATTAAAGCCAATTATGATCTAAAAATAGATAAAGGAACTTACTGGCTAACTTGGTTTGATATACTTAGTAGACTCCCTGAAGGTGTCGTTGCTAGTTTACAGCAGTTTACTGGAAATACTCTTCTTCAAGAAATAAGTAAAAATAATCATCTAGATATTCTTATTAAGGATGTTCCTAATGTTACCTCTATTTCTAAGCGTACTGGTATAAAGTCTTTGAAGAGCGGTGGGGTTGATGTTCCTCAGTTTATTTCTGTAGCATCATCTTTAGATCTATCTCCCTTTGCTAGTATTACTCCAGCAGCAGTAGCAGCCAGTTTAGATCCAAAGGATTTAGCAGTTCTTAGCTCTCTCATGAAAGTAAATGGAACGCCCAATACGCTTGATATTTATCAAGGTATGCTTTCAAAAATATTGAAGGGACAGGCGAGTGCTATTGATATTCCTTATCTAAAATCAGTAACACTAATGCAGACATCTCAATCAATTGACCCCCTAACAATTATTCCTCCTACAGATAAAATTACGGGTTTAGATTTTACTTTTGATTATATAAAAAAATATTCAATATTAGCAAATGGTGCAACATTAAAAAATCCAATTAATAAAGCAAAATTAGATATGTACTTTATCCCATATGAGGAGGTGGGAGCAAAAGTTGTCGTAACTAGTAGTGATGGGACTGAATATGATTTACTTGTTTCCAATGATGGAACTATTAGTACAACTTTAGGGGATGGGACACTAGCTGGGCCTAGAGTTAAGAGTGGGTATAGGTTAGCAGTTACAACTTCCGATAGTGGTGACACTACTCTTCCCTTTACTACTGAATTAGATCATACTTATATTTTGGATAATGTAACCAAACAAAATATAGAAGATTACCTTACACCTGTCGGAGTGCCAGCCAAACTTACAACAATTAAAGCAGAGGCTTCTTCGGCAGACGGAACTTTAGAATTTGTAAATCTTCAAGATTCTGTATTATCTTCAATATATTTTCTTTCCGCAAATCTTTCCAGCATAGACACTACATTAGATTCTGATTTTATAGAAACTCATAAAGTTCAATACGATATAATCGAAGGAACTACCAATGCTGAGATTGAATCTTTGTTTAATGAAGAATTTAAATATGCAATAAATTATTTAGGATTGGCTGTAGACGGAGGAAGCAAAGGTTTAGGGGCTGATCCTATAACAAGATACTTAATTGAAGATGGAAAAATTATACTAACTTTTACCACAATAGGAACTAACACTTACGAGGATAAAACAAATAAAAATATCCCTATCGTGGCTACTGGAATACCTAAAGTTCTATATTGGATGACCACTAATAGTACCAAGTACAATCCAGCAGGAGGACAATCTAAGTTAACTCAACATGATTCAGGTGGATTTAAAAGACAAATAGACTTTACATTATCTTTTGATGAAACTTTATCCACCAATGGTTTGGATAGTAAGTTTACTATTTCTGATGGCGCTTGGCCAGAAGTAGGGGTTGATAATGTGATAGAAGAATATGCTATGAAAACCTCTTTAGATATAGATAATATATCCTTAGTATCGGAGTTATATAAATAATGGCACAACCTGTAGCAGTAGTTGGAGACATGGGTTCTCATGGTTTAGCGGCATTAGTTGATACCGCTCCTACGGTGATTGTCGCTGGAAAAACAATTGCTACTTTTGGGCCTGGGGGTCCTGTTGCGGGAGCTATACCCCCTTGTGGGTTGTATCAGCCTCCCCCGTCACCAGTTCACCCAGAGGGGATTATTGTTCCTGGTCCAGCAGGAGGTAGTGCCACAGTTTTTGCTGGAGGACTTCCTGTGCACAGAGGGGGAGACTCTAGGGGATGTGGGGCTGTAACTATATCGTCAGTCCCCAATGTATTTTGTGGTTAACATTTTCTAAAAATAATATATTGTTTTTATACAATAGGGCTATCTAATTATAGAAGATAGTACAATCTTTTCTATCCATAGGAGATAAATAATGGAAAAATTTACAATTAGTGACGCAGAGAGAGCTTCCCTTTTAGAGGGTGCTGAGTGGACCAAAGTAGGTCTTAAGCCTGAGGTTATCGAAGAAGCAGCAGAGGCAGTAGCCGTAGAAGCAGCAGCAGAAGCTGTTGAAGAAGCTACAGAAGAAGCTGAAGTTGAGACCGAAGTGGTTGAAGAAGAAGCTACTGAGCATGTTTGCCCTCTGTGTGAGTCAGAATTAGAAGAAGAACTTTCAGAAGAGCGTATTTCTGAGCATCTCGATATGGTCTTTAGTCTTCTAGAAGAAGACGCGGACGAAGATGCGGAAGAGCTTTCCGAAGAAGAAGCAGAAGATGCTGATTCTGAAGTCGATGCCTAAGTCTGTTGGCACTTTAGCAGAGGAAATTCTTAATCAAGATTTTGCTCAGATACAGGAGGGGAAAATTTCCGTACCAGATATGGAACTTCCTCAAGCTCTTGAAGAACAGAGGGACATCTCAAATATAGATGTCCCGTCTGATTTTATGAGCAGTATTTTGGGAGAATCTAAGAAAGAAGTTGTTGAGGATTCTCTAAAAGAACCCAAAACTACTCAACAAGATATTCAAGAATACGATATTCTTGGAAGGAAAAAGACTAAAGTTCTCTTGGACAAGTTTGATTCTTTAATCAAAGAAGCTAGAAGTGTCATAGATGAACTAACTAGTGTTGGTATGTTGGGTACAACCTCAGCCGATCCTAAAGCTAAAAAAAAAGTAGCAAACCAAACCCTTGGGCGGTATGTCACAGCTCTACAGGATCTAAGAAAACAGAAAAGTTCGAAAGGTGCGTAAAACAAGTTAAGAAGAAGCACGGTATTAAATAATGATTTTTGTATCCCTTTTAAAAGAATTAACTGAGGCCAAGGACAAAGGTTCTGCCAAAGCTAAAGGAGAGGTTAAAACTAAAGCACAAAAATCAAAAGTAAAAGTTTATGATACTATTGATGCTGCTTTAAAATCTGGTGCCTCTTACGGGACAATTTTTTCTACTCAGGGAGCTGATAGGCTATATGTTATCACGAAACCCACTTGGGGGTCAAAAAGCAAGGCTGGTGGAAATACGAAAATTGCAAAGGGGTTTACTCCTGGCTCAGCCACACCTTCCGCTAAGTGGCCTAGCATTAAAGCGTATGCTGTACGCACAATGAAAAAGCACGGCAAGCAAAAAACTAAAAAGTTTGAAAAGTATAAGGAGCGTAAATAATGTTACTACAAGATGTTTTTATTCTTGAAAATTTAACAATTATTGAAGAGTCCAAAAATAAGGGAACTCTAAAGATTGCAGGTGTTTTTCAAAGAGCGGAAGAAGCTAACAACAATAACAGAATTTATCCACAAGAAGTTTTAGATGGACAAATTACCAAACTACAGCCCATGATAGAGGAGAGACGGCTGTGTGGAGAGCTAGATCATCCATCGAATGATACTGTTAAACTATCTAACGCATCTCACCTGATAACAAAACTTCAAATGAATAAGAATGAAGTTATTGGGGAGGCAGAAATCTTAAACACTCCTGCTGGGCTAACAGCACAAGCACTTATAAAGGGTGGGGTAAAGGTAGGTATTTCCAGTAGGGGAATGGGGACTCTTTCTGAAGAGGGTGAAGGCGTAAAGAAGGTTAACGAAGATTTTAACTTGGTAACATTCGACTTGGTTGCCGATCCTTCGACTAGAGGCGCGTACCCAGGGCTATCAGAATCTATACAAAGAGAGATGTGTGAAGGGGCAGAATGTGTTATAGAGAATGTATCTAAGACATTAAAAGAACGAGTTTTTATTACCCTTCTAAAGAACAAGCTTACCGAGGGTAGTGGTGGGCTGCAAAAGTTAAAGCGAAAGCGAGATGCTATAGACAAGGCTGCTGGTCCAGGGCCAAGGCTATCTACCAGGGCTAGGGAGCTTTCTGTAAGAATTGGTAGACGAAAAGCTCAAGGGGAAAGACGAGCGGCGACTGGCAAGAAAAGAGAAGATGAAGTTGATGAAAAGAAGGAAAGAGTTTCTTTAAAACCAACCAGGGCTAAGGGTACAGTGGATACACAGCATATGGCTAAGCTTCTTAAAAAGGCTGGAGTAAAGAAGCTTAAAAAGAAGCCTACTCCCCGTGAACAAGCACGGGCGGACTCCTATGAAGATGAGGGGGGCGCTGTAGATCCTGATAAGTATGAAGCTATGCGTGAT